AAGCCACTAAGATCAGTGGTGTTCGGTGTGGGCGTGGGGGTGGGTAGTGAGCGGGGCGCGAGCAGTTTTTCGAGTGCCTGAATACTTTTGGCGGTGGTCGTATGTGCCGAAAGTGCCTTGGCAAGATCAGGTGTTAGGCGGGATTGAAGCGCTCGGTCGATATTGGCGATGCGCGAGTGGGCGGCCGATCCAAGGCTTGTCATTTCAGCCTCGGCGGCCGTGTGAAGCTGGGAATACTTCGTGGCCTCGTAATTGGCGATCATACCCATCAGATCACCAGCGGCTTCTTTGGGAAGGCCGTGTTGGTGCATGAAGCTGCCAAGGCCCTCAAACAGTGGGGTCATTGCTGGATCATCGGTTAGAGGGTTGACCGTGAAATCTTCCGGCAAGTTCAGTTCGCCAAAATCCAAGTTTTCGGGAAGGGCAAATTCATATCCGGATGCGTCCTCTGGGATGTTGGCGGCTGCTTCGTCGCGCTGCGCTTGTGCTGCGGCCAGTTCATCATAATGCGCTTTGAAGCCATCAATGTCCGGCGCTTCATCGCTGCGGTATTGCTCTGGAAGGAATGAGTAGTCGGCTGTGGTGGCCGGATCGGGCGCGGGGTCTGACGCAGGATCAGGGTTCGGTGCCGGATCAGGTGGTGGGTTTCCGGCTGGATCGTCTGCCGCCCACACGGGCTTTGGGTTCATCAGTTTGTTCATTAAATTCATCGCTCAAGATCCTCCTAAGATCGAGTGCGATAAAACTCTGAGCGTTGTTTGCATCCAATGCACGTGGGTCTTGATCAATTGCTATGCTGCGAAATAGAGTTGATTTCTCCAACAAATCCAAAAGGATAGCACCATCAGGGCTTGCGATGCAGGATCGGACCGCTCCAATGACCTGTTTTGCCTTCCTGCGATCATCAGGGTTTTCGCTGTTTTGCAGGATGGCGATAAATTCGATTAGTGGTCCGGCTTTACTCAGGCGGCGGGGCAGTTCCATCGCTAGGTGGCTCCTTTTGGGTTTTTATGGCGGTTAATTCGTCGCCGGATGCTTCGATGATGTTTTCAAATGTCTTGACGACATCAATCACCTCTGGGAACGCCTCACCGAACGCCTGAACACCGAGATCGAGATTCGAGCGAGAGATCATCACCTTGTCTTGGTTCTGGGCTTTTTGCAGCGGCGAGATAGGCAGGACGGAAATTGCATCCCCGTTGTGGGTAAGGGCGCCATCAATTTTGCCCGATTCAACGCCAAGGTATTCGACCCGTTGAATGAAGGGCAGGAATAGCTCTCTCCACAGGGGGGCGGACGGTTTACCGATGCGTTGTTGCACACGGCGGCGTTCATCCATCCACTGAGAGGCCGTTGGCGGTGTGTCGCCGGTCTGACGTGGGCCATCTTGGTAAAAGCCTGACCTGATCCGGCCCTCTAAGCGATCCTCGGACATGAAGCCCATATCGAGGTTTACGCCCTTGTTCATTTCCCAGACCTGATTTCTGTCAAACCCGCGTCCGGCAGGATAAGCACGGCCCGCTTCAATACCTTCTGAGAGGTCAAGGGTGCCATCATCAGGATAGATCGTCGTGTTTAGTAGAGCTTGGTCGAGACCATTCAACACGGCTTCATCAACCGCATTGAGAACACGCATGTCTGGAAGCGTCTTGCGGGCTGGACCCCTGCCCCACGGGCGCCCTATCTGCGGGTTGAAGCGTCCAACCAGTAGCGGGCATGAACCGGCGTATGGTCCAATCGTAAGAGGCTCTTTGGCCGTGATACGTTTTCCATCAACACTGATCTCACAGCGCCATAACGGATTGCCAGGGTCTTTCCAATCGAGCCAGAAACCCCAACAGACCTTTACCTTTGCACCAGGCTTGGCGATTTTCTTTTTCAGAGCATCATCGGTCAGATCGACTTCCCAATCCGCAAACAATGCCGTAAGCGTGGATGCCCCAACCCATGTTTCGCGGAATCGATCCAAAATGCCCATATAGCCTGGCACGATGAAAAGCTCGTTGGGCGGGACGGTCTCAATGAACATTGGCTGACTGAGGTGGCCCTTTTGAACCCACATGGCTGTTGTGCCGTGGTTAAGCTCGAACATGACCTGCGGGGCGACATCATTGTAGTTTGAGGCTTGGATCATATCGTACAGATCTTCCTCACGGGCGTTTACGATCTCTTGGACCTGATCCGCCGCTTCTTCCGGTACGGGAAGGGTCACAAGGTACTCGGTCCAGTTCACCTCGGACGGGGTGTAGAAGGTGACCATATCGCTTGCGAAGTCTGTTGCCATTTCCTCTGGCAGCGACATGAAGGTTTCTTCTTCAACGGATTGTATATCTGGTGTTGCTTTGAAGTCGTTTTCGCGGCCAGGGCAGATGAAGCTGAGAATTTCTTCCAGATACGGGCGCTCCACGTCCCGCCATTTTTTAGCGGCCTCATATCGTGTTTTGAAATCTGCGCTTAGCTTACGATCCATTTAGTTAATACCGTCGTATTTTTGGGATGTCTTCGGCGCGGCCGGTTTCGCTTTTGCCGTACCGGCTGCCCCGATCAGTGGAATGCCGGTAAGGCCGTAGACGCTGTTGAGGTCTGTGGCCAGGCCGGATGCGTTTTTCTCGGCGGCGCGGCGACGTTCGAGGAGTGCCGACTTGCGTTCGCGTAGCCGATTTCTCTTATCGTCTGGGTCTTCCTTGGGCTGCATGTATCACCTCTGCATTGTTCGCCAACAACTTCCTACGAAAGCCCCAAGGCGTGAATGCACGGATTCCAATGAGGGAGGCGCATTGGGTGACGCAGTTCATATTGAAATGGATTGGCAGCCCGAACTCTTGCGAATGTCTGGTGCGGATGATCTCGCTACAGATCGTGAACTTCGTTGCCATGAGGACTTCCACCTCGTCATGGTGGTGGGTGATGGTCAGGCTGGTTTTTTTGGAGGTTGGATCAAGGAAGAACCATGTATCATCCTCGGTATAGCCGAATGCTTCGACGTGACCGAGAAAGCCCCAAAAGCTGTTGTCATGCGGCTCATGGAAGCCGAAATACCACTCAACCACGCGCACGACGTAAACGGACCCTGTTGCGCTTCACCGGCGATGGTTTTGCTGGTTGCGTGGTTTTGTTCGTCACCATAGCGTGGCCCTCGCCCCCACCGATGATGCCGTTTTCTACGGATTCTGCGATATGGGAGTATCCATTTTTGACGGGTTGCGGTGCATACATTCCGGCCATGCCTTTGATTTTGCGAAAATGGTATCCGCCAGCAAAGGCCCGTTTGGTCATGAGGCAGGACGGGTTGACCTTGAAGCCGTGTCTGCGATCAAGAACCGTTTCCATTGTGGACCGGCGCACCTCTGGGGAATTGTCATTGGTGGCTTTGAGAACCCGCATTTGGTAATTCAGAAAGATGTCATAGGCGGTGATCTCGTTGTTTTGGGCGCCATCATCGCCGCGAGGATCGCCCCAGAACTCAACCCCGTATCCACCGTACAGCTGGGCGAGGTGACGTTTGACGCGGGGGGCGAACTTGGATGCCGGTTCATTGTCACCGATCAACTCGGACAGAACGACCCACGACCCGTTGATGTCTTGCAGGAAGGCCGCGGCCGGTTCACGCCCGAAATCAAGCCCTATGATGATGGGGTATCCTTCGCGGGGCGGAACATCGACCTTGTTGATGTGTTCTTCTTCGTTGAATGTCGGATAGACCGCTTTGCCGTGTTGTTGCAGGCCGACTTTGTTGAGAACCCGTCGATCAATCCATGTTTTGTTTTTGCCTTTGATCTTTTCGAGGTAGCTTTCTTTGAGGTTTGATTGGTTTTCGGCCAGTGGGTTTACGGCATAAACGGATTTGCCCTCGACGTTGGCCTCGATCAGACCCGGGGGCTGCACATAGAACGCCCAATCATCCGGTTTAGAAAACGCCACCTTTTCATCATCGCTCATTTCGGGTGGCAGTGGCATGTCTCCCCGCATGTAGGGTATCCAGTGGCCCTCTACCGGCGCATTGAGATCGATCCATCCACCAAACCAAGTGGCGCCAGGTCCGTTCTTCATTGACGGGTATCGAGCGCAACGAGACAGAAATTCGTCAATCACCTCTTTTTCACAAAATTGTCCCTCATTGCGGAAAAAACCCGTAATCTCATATGACGCCAAGACTTGCTCAGCAACATCCGCATCCGGAACCGCAAGAAAGATCACCTCGCAGTCAACCTTCGTTCCGTCCCCTGACGGGTGGTCATACTTCAAATGGTGGAACATAGGCTCAGACCGCATCATCGGCCCCCACACGTCCTCTGGGAACCACTCAAGCCATGTTTTAACCGTTGTCTCCCGAAGCTCCTTGTAGGTGTCCCGCGAGATAATCCAGCGTGTTCTACGAACCCCGTCCAGATCCGCCTCCTGATCATCCGCCAAAACCTTGATCCGGTGACAACCCGCCGTAGATGTCCCAGAACCAATAGGCCCCTGAATGACACTCAGCTTGTTCCGGTCCCAAAACCAATTATCAAGAACAACACCATCCGGCACATAAACCGACATCCCATCAGATGTAATCGGCAGAGCCATTAATAATCACCAGCGAAATAAATTGAAATATTTTTGTCCGACATAAGCAATCCTCCTGATCACCAATGTCGCAAAATCAAAAAAAAACCCCGATGCACCCCCTAAAACACCCAATAATACCCCAAATCACACAACCAAAAGAAGAATGGGGAAATCACGAAATGACCAAAACCCCTAGAGATATACATACCACAGGTAGAAATGAGGCGCGAAAATAGGGTGGATAGCGAGGGGAGGGGTGGACTAGAGACTTTGCGGCCGCGNATTTTCGGGGGTGGGGGNCCATATAGCCGCGCCTATAAAGAGCTTGGGGGGTGCCTCTTTTGGGTGTGATNNTCNNGNNNNGNGNTCCGAATAAGTAGACNNNGCCTNTNA